AGGAATGTTTATTTGAAAATCATGTGTATGATTTGGAATATTAATATTAAATTGATGTGAGTGAGCTGGTACGGTAACGCTGAAATCGTGCGTATGTGCAGGTACAGTATGTGTATGATTGTCTGCAGCCTGAGAAGTCGTAACGTCACCCGCCATGGAAACAGATGGAATGATAAGGCGAAAGCCTGTTCCATATGCTTCATACAAACGGGGCGACCCAACAGATGTTTCGGCGGAGACATCTGAAATATATTTTAATGTCGCATGCCGATGACTACCGTTAGCACTGCTTGTTGCTCCCCCGCCACTTTGAGATGTGCTTCCGACAGTAGTACCTCCGCCACTTTGTGTAGAAGAACCACTAACATATGCACCTCCACCTGCAGTTGTGCCGCCTGAGACTATTGCACCTCCACCTTTAGTGGCACGGCTGTATGCTCTGTAGCGTTCTGTTTGATAAGTCAGAAGTATTTTGTTGATTCGCTTTAACTCTTCCTCGCAATAGAACTTGATTTTCAAAGGAAATCCTTCATCACAGTTCTCAGCAAAAGTCACAGTGTCTTTATTGGTTGCTCCTACACTCGACAACTTTGCGATTTCCATCTTTCGCTCTAAATCAGCAAGAGTAGTAGCAACAGTTTCACCAATATAGCCGATTTCAAGCTGGATATTACCAGGATCGCCAAACATGTCCGACTTTTTCTCATTAACAATTCTTAGGTTTACAGTTCCGAACATCTCCGTCCACAATTGAACGACTTGGCCTGTCCGCAATTTATCAATAGATGGTATTCGAATAGTAGACTTACTTGGGATGGATTTGGTTAGATCAACTGCTGTTGTTTTCCAAGAGACAATCGGTCGCTTAAATTTTTCTAACATCGCTTTTGCGGAAGCAAGTAAAGATTGTTCGTTTGTAAATCTTTCATCTTTCCAGATATATTCGATTAATCCGTATTCATTTTGACTGTTCAAATCTTCAACATAGTTCTTCCCACCATTGATCTTCTTAAAGTTAAGATTATTAATGCCATCCCCTTTGCCTAAAGCGTAAATTTTATTTACAACCTTTAGAGGGTTCTCTTCCACAGAAAGATCTTTTAGATTCCAACCTTCACGAATCCTGCAAACTGGTTTTGTATCCGGTTTAATCAAATTAATCGTCCAAGGATAGGACGTTGTATCATAGGTCCACATGAAATCTTCTGGAAATGGCTCGGTAACAGAGAACAAGGCATCGGCAAGTCCATTCTGATTTTCAAAGGAATATTCAAACAGTCGATCGAAATCACAACGACCCAATTTCCAATTCTTCACTTTTTGAAAGGACAAAATCCAATTGATAACTTTTGTTGTAGTCCATGCTTTCCCTGTCTGTTTGTATCCCTCTATAGCCGAATCAATCAAAGTAGATAGTACATGAGATAACTCATATTTGATATACTTCCCAGTTGAATTGAATGTCGTAGTACGATTCATGATGCGGAATAAACCAATATACTCTCCATCTTTATCTTTTATCTCAGCATAATGCAATTGCTCAATTTTCCTTTTTGCTGGATCATTTGCCGGCAAATAAAAACCAGCCGACCATATTTGATTGACTGGTTTTTCATATGAGACTTGATAGGGATTACGGAGGATTGCTGTTTTCTTTTGATTTAAGTTGTATATTGTAATCAAATTATACCTCCTGCTCTACTAACTCCTGCTGTATATTTGCGAAATCGGTTGAAACTCCGCTGATTCCCATATTAATTAAATTTAGTCTGTTGACGTTATCCGCATTCCAAACATGAACTTCTAGTTTTTCGGACAAAGCCACGTCTACATTTTTACTTGTGACAAGATCGGCTTGTGGCATAACAATGCATTTAGCATTTTCTGAATTTAATAGTTTGCATACATCAATTGCAGCTTGAGTGACGTCGCTAAACAATAAGTAAGCTAAAGTTGCATTAGGATATTTTGCCCTAATTAAATCTCCGCTAGTTTTATTATTGATATACCAAACAACATCATAAAAGTTATGTTTATTCATAATATGAGCTACAATTTCAAATTTTTCTTGATCTAATTGAAAAGCACGATCGATATGCAAGCGCTGATTTAACATCTTGCACTGAGTGATACAATCTTCAAATGTTGCTAATTTTTCACCTTTAAATTCGACACTTTTCCAACTACCGTATTCGTATTCTCTTGCTTGTGCTAATGTAATTTCTGATATTTTAATATCAGTTGATGGTGGATTGCCTTCGCTATCTCTTGCTGTTCGGTTAATTGTCTCGTCATGCAAGTTCACAGGTATATTGTCAACTGTCCAAGACAGATCCATTTCTACTTCGTTAACACCAATTGATTTAGATTTTTTATATGCTAACAATGTATTTTCTGGATACTTTAACGAATAACCTCTGTGGTGAATACACTTAACAGGAGCGTCAAGTGAAATAGAAATAGTTGCTTGACTATCTTCCTGATATCCAAAAAGCTTATTATCTAGTACAAAGGGAAATGGGAGGAAAGCACTATAACTTGATCCTTGAGTTCTAATTGTCCCAACCATTGCATATCCCGATGAATATTTTGAAAGATCTGTCCAAGGAATGATAGAAATTTCCTTCGATTTCATCTTGAAAATAATATAATGAGCTGATGTTCCAGAAAGCTGTGTAAGATCCAAAGTTAACCCGGTTGATGGAATGGCATTAGCATAGGTTTGTCCATCAATGCTAAATATCCAATCATATCCCGAAGGGAAAGTTAGTGTTTTATTTGATGATGATATTTTCGGTAATACGTTTCCTACACTTCCTCCTCCTAAGATTTGCACCGTTGGCATTTTTGAATCAAAATCATTTTGTAAAAATCCATCAACGGTTACAGGGAAATCTGTATAAAAAACATGTTTATTTCCAGCACCGATACGACATGATGCAATTAATAATTCATTCACCTCGATAGGGGTGCTCCATGCAACTATACGAAATTCTTTTGTTTCTACATTCAGCGTTAGTTTAAAAGCAGAAGTGCCAGATACGGTATTCTCTATTTCTAATCCCACCGGAACTAAATACTGACTTGTTGATGTTCCACTTCCCCAAATAATAATATCTTGGGCGCTAGAAGCGCCATTGAATTTGAAGATTTTTGTAGTCCGATCATAGTTTGGAGGAGTAGCAGCAACAATCACCGTTGCTTTTAGAGTAGGTTTTGTCGTCTTTTTCTCATCAACTGAATTATCAGCAATCCCTTGTGCTTGGTACAAAGGACCTTTTATCCATGCACTTCCATTCCATGTATATAAATATCCATTTGCTCCGTTTGAATCAGTAACAAGCATGGCTGATCCTGATCCATTAGGATATTTAGTGTTTAAAGCACTTAAGCTGGTAAAAGTTTCTTTTGGTCCACCAATCATCGAACTTGCTTTGCTGTCTAGATAGCTAAAGTTGTCATTTAGTGGTTGAGCTTTTATCTCACCACTAACTGGTTTTATTGCCATTTTATCAACTCCTTTTTTGCAAAACAAAAAGCCTAGCTCTCACCAGACTTTGCTTCATTTTCTCTTTCTTCTTGTTCTTCTTGTTTTTTCCATTTGTCATTATCTATTTCCTTCATCATATCTAAAGAAAATAAAATATACCCAATGAATAATGGACTCGCAAAATAAGTCAATAATACTTCTAGAGCTATTATAATATTTTCTTTAAAACCTAATTCAAAATCAAGTTTCAAAAGCAACAAAATAACAGTTAACCCTAACATTAAAAAGCTAGCTTTCCAAAACAATTTTAATGCAACAGCTCTTTTATCCCTTATTTTTTCTCTTTTCCCCACAAACAGCCTCCTAACCAAATTGATTTATAATATTATTGTAACAAAAAAATACTAACAATTACAAAAACTTATGCAACCAATCGAAGGTAACTGCCGCATTTGCCTGTTCAGCGATAAATTGAAATCCATTGCTACCGTTTTTCATATCAAAAAATTCTCCGTCAAATTCTAAAATATCGGACCCATTTACGCTAATATTATAGGTTTCTGTATCTATAACGACAGTGCCGTTAGTAACATCAGGAAAAGAAATAGCATTGCCAGACTCTAAATGCTTTATTGAGCCACCCTTTACAGTACCTTTAATAGTAATTTTGATAGGCGTATCAAGATAAGAATAGTTTTCGATGCCAGCATAATGATTGGGAACAATATTCCAAGCAAATGATTGAGTGTTCGGATAAGCTTTTGATCCATACTTATTCCCAGCATCGTATTTCAAAGGATGTTCAAGATCGTATGCATCTGACTCAGCATATTCATTAGAATCATAATTTATAAATTGAATAGGTATTTTTTCAAGAATAGTTGATACATCAGGGGTGATTGCTTCTGCAAGGCGTACAAAAGCAAACTTTTCCGTATTATCCCACTTGCACTTCAAAAGTTTAGGATTTCCCTTGGAATCAAATAAAAAAGCAGTTAGTTGATCTAACCGCTCTTCTAAATTGTCCCATTTTTGAATCAATGTATTGACCTGTAGCCCATAAGTTTTCGGTCCTATCTCAGCACCAAAATACCAATCACCCATTCGACCGTCAATGTGTTGAGAACGATGCGTGATCTTACCAGATCTAGGGCGTGTATGATTACGTAAAGGACGCATATCAAACTCTTCAAGTCTAATTGATTTTGTGCCGTCTATTAATGTAATCATACTATCTCATCCTCCTAAACCCTTTATTTCCAGCTTCTTTTGTGGTTAAATCATTGATCTCTTTTGCTATTTTCTGAACATCTGCTTCTTCTCTCACTTGGAAGATAGCACCTTCTAACAGTCCTTGATTGTTGATTGTAACAGGACTACTAGTGTGATTGCTTGTGATGCTACCAGAAGAAGTACCGAATGAACTGGATTTTGAAAAACCTGAAGCAAGTTCTGGTGCCAGTCTTCCATTAATCAATGCATCCATTGCTGGTATTTTACTAGGTATATTTGCTATTAAATCGTTAAAATAGTTTGAATCAAACTCTGATTCTATACCCTTTTGCAACTCATTAGCCCAGGTAGAGACATCCGACTTAACTTCAGAAAAACCGTTTATAAGTCCTTCTTTTAAGCCACTAACCAATGCTAAGCCGTTCTCAATAAGAACTTTTTTATCGTATGGAATCGGCCCTTTCAAACTTGCGATAGTATCAGCCCAGCCAGAAACAGTTCTCTTAACCGATTCAAATCCTGATGTCAATCCACTCAGCAAACCGTTTACCAAAGCAATACCGTTATTAATCAATGCACCACCTGGCAGAGCACCAACTAACGCACTTAACAGATTTGCTCCAGCCTTTTTCATAGCTGCCTGATTATTACGAATATTATTCGCAAGTCCATTAACAAGAGTTATCCCTGCTTTGAAAAGACGATCTTGCGCTCTCAAAACACCTCTTACTGCAGCATCAACAATATCCATGCCTGCTTCAACAATGCGATTTATATTATTCGCAATTCCACGTAAGATTTGAACAATTAAATTAACACCAGCTGTCACCACTGCACTAGCTTTTGACGCCATTCCATTAATAAACTGAACAACAAGATTTAAAGCTGCCGAAACTAAAGCAGGCATTTTTGAAGCTAGTCCATTCAGTAGTTTGACAATAAGGTTTGCTCCTGCAACAACAACTTTAGGCAGTTGCGAGGAGAGCGCATTTAAAAATGTCACTATCAAAGTTCCTACAGCCGTTACTAAATCTGGAAGCTTTCGAGTTATTCCGTTAATAACAGCAATTAGTAATGACATACCTGCAACATTGATATCTGGTATATACGCTGTTAATGCAGTAATCCATGTCAGAATTAATGAAGCAGCAGATTCTATCAAAGCTGGAATCTGTTGTGTGATTCCGTCTAATAAAGCCAAAATCAATGCTCCACCTGCAACAATAATCTGAGGTAGTCCAGCGGTTAGTGATGCAAGTAACGAAACAATAATCGCTGTTGCTGATAAAGCTATTTGCGGAATCAAAAGCATCATTGAGCCAGTAAATGCAAGAATTAGTTGACTAGCTGATAAAGCGATTGAAGGTAGACCTTGAGCAATTCCAGAGACTATCGCAGCTACTATTCTTAAACCGCCTGCAATAACGCCTGGAAGTGCACTCGCTATTGCTGTTAGAATCCCCTCAATCGCTTTCCCGGCTGAACTTCCAATTCTCGGCGCATTATCTGCTAGCCCAGTAGCTAAAGAGTCAAAGCCACTAATTATTTGATCTATTCCTTTTGAAACATCCCCACCGCCAAGAGCTTTTGCTATCAATTCAAATGCCTTTATAAATAGTCCAATAGGACCTAACAATCCAAGAAATACTGCTTTCAAGACTTTAAGAGCAACTCCAAAAGGATCGATTGATTTTTTACCACTCTTAAATCCGGTTATTAAGGAACGGATTCCTGAAGCTATTTTGGTCATGCCGTTCCACAGACTCTCAGGAAAGACTTCTAAAAAATCTGCTTTTAAATCTGCTATACTTACAGATAAGTCATTAAAAGATATGGCTTTAAAAGCTTTTGCCAAAGTTAAAATGCCTTGTACTATTCCTTTAGTATTTTGAGCAAAAGTAGTCATTCCTTTCCATAATGATTCGGGAAATAGCTTCACAAATTGATTATGAAGATCTGACACACTCACACTAAAGTCGTTGAATACAATCGCTTTAAATGCTTGAGCAAGTAATTTAATACCTTTAACGACATCCCCAATAGGTGCCATAAAGGTTTTTAAAGTCTTTACAACACCGTCTACTTTAGATCTAAACGTATCGCTCGTTTTATAAAAGTACACAAAGGCAGTAACTAAAGCTCCAATTGCAGCTACAACTAGAAATGCTGGATTTGTTAAAATAGCTAATCCAGCTTTAACACCTTCGAATATTTTTCTCAAATTTTGGAATTTATTTGCTGCCAGATAAGCTGTTCCGAAAGCTGCAGCCAATGTTGTTACTGCTCCAACCACTACATAAACAAGTGCCGGGTTCTCTCGAAATACTTGAGCAAGTTTGGACATGGCTCCACTAACTTTTTGAACAATATCCAAAAATGGTTGAAGTAGAGGAGCACCAAAAGCAGCGCCTAAATCTGTAATAGCTTGCTTCATGTTTCCCATAACGTTTTCGAGTCCGCCACCTTCACGTGCTGCTTGACCTAGTGCTCCGGACAACTTATTCCCATCTTCGACCATCTGCAAAAGCGTTAACTGCTTCTGGGCTTCGGATAAATCATTAAATGACTTGCCATACAGCTTGTTGGCAGCTGCATTTCGTGTTGTTTCCGTTGAAGAAATACCTAGCGCCGCATCATTTTCATAATTACCTTTTAAGTATGACTGCAAGCTTTCGGAGACTTCATCGATTGATTTATCGTAAAAAGCTGCACTATCAGCCGCTGCTTTTGTTGCTCGACTAGTTAAATCCAATGCATCGGCTGTGTCCATTCCTGTTGTTTTGGCAAATGCAGCCATCGAAGTAAATGCCGGTTTTAAACGATTAGGTAATATATTCGTCTCTTTTGAAATTGAATCAATGCTACCTTGAGCATTTTTTTCTAAATTTCCAAAAACTTGAGAAAACTGCGCATCCATCGCTTGCATATCGGCCGCTGACTTAATCGAAAAACCAGCTACAGCTGATCCAACAGCAAGAATGCTTAAACTAGCCTTTTTGGCAAATTCTACTGATTGTTCCGAAAGTGAGTTGAAGGCTTTGGATTTCCCAATAGTATTATCTAGTTGCTGAGCCGCTTCATTACCAAACTCTTGATACTGTTTTCGAGCTTTGGCAGTATTAAATTCGACATCAATAATTACCGAACCATCATTCATCCTCCACCTCACCTCTCTTTTCTTGTTGGTTCAACATATATTCACGTTTTTGCTTGAGATCCATCATTTCAAATTCAATGTTTGAGCGATCTTCCTTTAAAGCCACCGCAAGCTTCGCTTTTCTAATTTCTTCAATCTCGCTTGGTGTAGCTTTTTCCGGATAGTCCATCATTCGAATCTTGATGACATTTTTAAATTTGGTGTTCTCTGATAGACCAGCTAACAAATGGTTGAACTTATCCCAATGAAGTGATCCCTTTTCTCTTTCTTCCATCAGATCCATGCCATAGTCCATCAAAAAAGAGGAATAGATGTAGCCGGAATCCTGTTCGAATTCGTACCACTTCTTTTCCTCGTCTTCTAAAATGTTTCCTTTTAAATCACGTTTTACTGTTGTACTTTCCACTTGCTCGCCCGCAATCCGTTTAATAATTGCATTAGATAACGGTACTAAGTCATCTTGTGGAATTATTGATACCAGATTTTCAATGCTTGTTGGTGGATCATCTGACCATGGAATTGATACAATTAAAATAATAGAATAAAGAACTTTGTCCATCTCGGATAAATCCGGATCTTTCCACATCTCATACCATCGAAGAACACGAGAAAACTCGAGATTTAGTTCATATTTGTTGTTATTGATGATAATCGAATCATCAATTCCCCAAGCAAGAGATAATGCCATAAAGCATCACCTCTATTTCTTTTTACCGTCGATATAGGATTGTGCTTTTTGTTTTGTTTGAAGCTTTTTATACCGTTCAGCAACTTCAAGGAATGCCCCAACTACCAAATCTATATCTTCATCGGCAGCATACATCAACTTTTCAAATGCCCCTTCTCCTAAAACTAGATCAATAACATTTTTTACAACTAGCTCAACCTTCTTGTTTGCTTCAACAATAGCTCCATAGTCACCAGACTTGGATGCTTCATTAATTGCCTTCTCTTGTTCTTGAATACCTTCAAGCATCTTAGGTAAAGCTGCTAAATACTGATCACGATACTTCTTGCCTGTCTTGATTTCAAAATCTAATCCAGCAATTCGTACCGGTTGGACTTGTTTTTTAAAACCAACTTCAATTAATTTATTTGTCATGAATGATTCCTCCTAAAATTTTTATGTAGAAAAAGGCTAGCAAACGCTAGCCCTCAGGGACCGTTCCTGGTTTTGTATCTTTTGGCAATCCGTTAAATGTCACTGTACATTCAAAATTTCCACGAGTATTTGCATCTCCACCCGTATGAACAATACCAGATAAAGTTGCCTCACCTTCGCGAATACGTCCGTCCGGTTCAGTGTGTCGGAAATAAACAACACGATCAACACCAGTTTTAGTTAAACGATCACGTACAAATTCCTGAGCTGGATCATCAGCGTATTTTCGATGTCCAGTAAATGCGTAAGCACTAGATAATCCAGTAACTTCGGTTTGCTTACCACCTTTGTCGCCATAATAAGAATATTCTTCCGTATCCTCATCGTTACTAGGATCTACTGTCTGGATTCCATCCGCTAACTCAAACAAGGTTGGTTCTGCGTCCCCAACAGGAACTGCCCCAATTTCGTATTTGTTCATCCAGTTCGACAGAAAACCAGTCTTATCGGCAAAAAATTGTAAATTCATTTTCATGAGTTTTCCTCCTACTTAGTAATATTTACTCGAACAGTAAGCACATAGATATACGCATCATGTTCTTGTATTCCTAGATTTCTAGGTTGTGTATAGACTTCACTCGACTCAAATAAAAATGAGCCATCACTCGATCGGAGTGTGACCCATTCGTCATTTTCTTTTCTTGGCAATTTATCAAAGCTATCTGCAATCTTCCAAGCATCATTAAATGCTTGGGTTTGATTGGTATTCTTGATAATAATTTGAACCATAAAAGGGATCTGTCTATTTCTAGCTAGGTCTTTTTGACCTTGGCCAGTAGCAATTCCTTGAATAGCTAAATCTCGTTCATTATCTTGAGGAGGCTTGTCTTCTTGAATGATCTGCTTGCCATCACTTGTTAATCTTGGCGTACTTAATCCCAAAGATCGCAAATGGTCAGCAATCTTCGTAAACAAATCCATCACAACGCCTCCTTGATTGATTTTTCAGCCACAGCTAGTACCTCATCCATATCCTGAGCTTTAGCAACCTCAGCCCATCTGATAGAAGCTTGAGGATTATGATTTTTTGAAGGAGTACCCATATAGTAGGCATATCCAGCATACTCTGTTCCCCAAACAACTTTCCCTTTTGGAAAATTACTATCAGACCAAACACTGGCCTCGGTTGCTCCAGTGTCTTTCTTTACGTACTGATTGGCTGCCTTGGCGAATGCCATCGACGTCGGATTCAAAGCAGAGTCAATAGCTCGATTTATGCGATCAAAATTACCTTCAAATCGACCACTCACTGTAGCATCACCTCGATATGATGGGGGCTCAATTGGTCAGTATAAACCTCGTAGCATTCAACAATTTTTAGTTTGCGGTTTTGAAATGTGATTGTTCCGTCTTCGCTTGGATTAACAAAAGGTTTTGAATTAACAGCATCTATATATAAAACACCATTAGTCAAAACTTCTGTATTATCCGTCTTTATGATTCTTTTGCGCTTAGGAGTAAACCTCACATGTTCGATCCTCTGTGCCTTAGGCAATTCTCCACTACCCATAGAACCATCATCCTCAGATTTAGGGGCCTGATAAAGAACTTCGTGAATCAATAAGTGTTTAGGTATTGGCTTAAATGACACCGATCCTCACACTCCTTTTTCTCAAAAGACCGGTTCCCTCTAAATATGAAAGACAACTCGGAGCGACCCGATTGGCTTGCTTACTCGTTGACGTTGTTGCGCCGGAATAGCTAAACCCACCGATAGAAGCGCTTTGACCGCTCAAAGTATTTCCTGTAACATCAAGATCTATACCTTCAACTTGATAGTATTCTATTTGAGCACAACAAGCTTTTTTAATCAGCAGCTGTACATGTTCGGAAAATTTATCCAAACCGATTTTAGGCACTTGATAATCTGTCAAAGAGTCAATAATGTCCGAAGCCCTTTTGGATAGACGAGAAAAGTCCTTATCATCAACAGGAGTTCCCTCGTAATCATTCTTGTAAAAGGCTTCATCAACATAAGGTTCAGACATGATCTTCACCTACTTTTCTTTTTTGTCTTCCTTCTGATCGCCTTTGCCGGCTTTCTTGTCATCTTTCTTTTCTTCAACACGTTCTAAGAAAGAATCATCTAGATTTACAGCAACTTCTTCAGCACGTTTAACGGTCATATCAATGACCGTCCCTGCTTCATAAACTTCTTTAGTTTCTTTATCACGGAATTTTTTTAAAACGTTGTATTTTGCCATGTTTTTCACCGTTCCCTTTATTATCCTTCTGGAGTAGCATCAATACCGAAGTAAGCTAGTGCTTTAGGTTCACGAATGATGAAGTCAATATCATCAAGCATGAAGTGATATGTTGCCTGTTTTGCAACGGCACGGCTGTCTTGAGCAGCGGTTGTCAATGTAACAGTCAAACCAGAAACGACAGCAAGGTTTTCATAAGGAGTGAACAGAATTACATTGTTTTCCATAGACTCAACAACTTCGACTCCAAATCCACCGATATTGCGTAGAGCACCATCCACGAGTACTGCATCACCCAAAGCGGTATTCCGATTTTGTAATTCAACAACATAGTTTGTTGCTGTTGCTTGAGACATAAAGAACTTAAATGTTCCTTGACGCAAATATTTCGGTTCAATTCTAGCAGTTGCAGCAGTTAGTTCTTGAATAGTCGGCAATTTTGCACCTTCTACTTTTACTTCAGCAGATGCTTTAGCCATTTTGATATAACCGTCATTTAATTTCACGAATGGATCAGTAGAAGATTCATCCCCATTGAAAGCTAGATCTTGTAAATCTGCTGCATACTGGGCTTGCATGAGTGAAAGCAACGCTTGACGGACATCTTGTCCACGAGTGCGAGCAGTATAAAATGTATTGCTGTTCTCGATCCATGTATCCAAGTAAACCGGAACAAGAGAGAATGGTACTGTGTCTTCTTCTTTGATATCTGTGCCAGTATCTTCAGTGTTAATACCTAGATGTTTTTTCAATGTACGCTTTTTAACACCTAATTTATCCAAAGATCCTGTACCTGATTTGGCAAAATGGACAAATAATTTTCCGATAGTTCCTGCAGTTGCAACTGCATCTAAGAAGAACGCTCGAGCATTGTCTTCACGTAAGGTAACATTGTTACCAGCTTTTAAGATTGCGTTCATTTGTTTGATCAATGTTTCGTTCGTTAAAACGTTTGTCATTTGTGTTTCCCCCTTTATTCAGAAATTGGGAAAGCAGCGTCCACATAAGATGGTACAACCGATTTCCCAACTGTTTCTTTGTAATTTTGTTCTGCATTGTTGCTGATTCGAGATTTTTCTAGATTCTCGATCTTCGCATTCAAAGGTGCTACAGCTTCTGAAACAGCCTTAGCAATAGCATCAGTATCTAATTCAACGCTAGCTTCTGAATTCGCTGTTTCTGGTTTTTCATCTGATTTATCACCTTTTTCCAAAGCTGATAAACGATCGTTTACTGGTTTCAGCGCTTCTCCGAGCGCTTTTTTTAACTGTTCTTCTGTCATTTCCTCATCCTCCTCGGATTTTTTTGTACTAAAAAAGGACTTAACCATTTCGATTAGTCCTTTAGATTTAACAATACCGTTACCTCCTTTTAATTGAGTTATAACGTCTATAAATTCATTTGCTTCTGAGATAATACTTTCATAAGTATCCGGAAGATCCTCATTATCATCCCATATCAAACGATTTGCAGTTTGATAAAAAGCATCAATTGCCGCAATCAAATTTCTTGATGGCTCATTTCTAATGTAACGATCTTTAGTCTGCTTCTGAACTTCTTCGACCTGAGCTGTACCAGCCAATGAATATCCTGTGAACTCACCTTTCTGAATCGACTCCCACATTTCATCAGTAGCTTTAGTGACAAGCACCCACGTTCCTTTTGTAATTGTAGTATCTCCAATATTCATATCTACAGGAGCAACATAACTCTCCACTACCTTTCCGGCATTTGTGGTGAAATCGTGCTGTTTATCAATTTGTTGATAATCAGCCATGAATCCATGAGCGGCTTTCTCAATCGTCTCAGCATCCATGTAATCTCCATGAACATCTTCAACATCAGGCTCATAAACAACACCATATACTAGTTTTTGTGGATCATCCGATTTAGTAACCAACTTAACTTCGGTTTCAAAGTTTGGTTTTAGCTCTTTGGCAGACTTAGTAAGAAAGAATGATTTCTTATTAGCTGCCTTATCCACATATGAAACATGTGTTACAAGAACGTTTTCTAGTTTTCGCATTTTCTCACCACCTTTCAATGATGTATAATATTTATAATAAAAAGATTGGAGTGTTTATATTGGATTGGTCAACATTAACAAACTCAGATTGGATAGCTGTTTGGTCTACCATAGGTACGCTTTTTATTTCTTTAGTAGCTATAATTATTTCATTAGCTTCTCTTATTCAAAATAGAAATATCATTAAAGAAACAAATAATCCTCACATTGTCATTTATGCTGACACGATTTCTACTGGCTACTTTGCGAAATATTTGATAGTAAAAAACATTGGAAATTCTTCAGCTAAGATAACAAATATTTCTTTCTCAGACAGCCTTCATGATTTAGAAAAGCAATTTCTAAATGCTTTAAAAGATTCTTATATAGTTGCTGGTCAAACGATACTTAACGGACTAATTGATGAAGATATACCTTCTCACATCGAAATCGAAATTGAATATGAAAATGGGAGATTTAAAAAGAAAGAAAAATTTCATATTAATATGGATCGTTTAGATAAAACTTTTTATTTGAAACACAAAAAACAAGAATCAAATGCTCAAGACAACGTTTCGCGGGGATTCCTAGATCTGACCAACACGCTAGAAAATGGATTTCATGATGTTGAAAAGAGAAACCTATAAAACCGGCACCACAAAACAATGACAATGTATCGACTCTTTAGCAGATAACATAGGGTCACGAGGATAACGGCAGCTTTCTCCATTGACGATGAAATACTCGCCTTTAGAGATTGACTGACCGTCCATTGCCTCGTGACCTTTTCTCGGTTCTTTTATGCCATGAGTGTGGCGCCAAGTCATACCTATAACAGCATCATTTTGCATAAATGCTTCATACTGGCTGCCAGAGTACATCCTTAATCCCTCAGTGATCGCAGTTGTTCTGGCACGATTGCGAGAGAATTCAGGGAGTGAAGACAGCTTACTTTCTAACCATCGGATGCCTTTACCTTCATCAAAAGATTCTTGAATCACTCCTACAAGAGCGTTCTCTGTAGTAACGTTCATTAGTTTTGGTAGCTTCCTAAGCCATTTTTCGATGTCTCGGTAGTGTTTAGTCTGATAATCAAAATCCTCAGATCCGTCATACTTGGCATTAAATTCATCAAACAATCCAAAAAAAGCTTTTCTCAGTTCTGGGATAACACTTTCTTCCATGTTTGATTTGAATGATCGTCCACGAAGCATAATTTTTATAGATAACTTGGTAGGTTTCTTTTTTCGATTCTCTACGAATTTTTTTACCTTTTCCCATACTTCCTCGTAATCTACTTGCAATGTGTCATCCATCTTATCCTCTGAATTTAAAATGAACGCAAGCAATATCGGGACAAATAAAAAGCCAGCTTTTTCTAAAAGCTTGGCCAGTTCATCATCTTCTTCTTTTTTTAGCTGTAAAGCAGCCTTGATCAATTCTTCATCATTCACTTGCCTTCACACTCCGAATCAAACGTCGAATACTCGCTGCTACTTCGCTTACTTCTCCTTCACCGTATGCTTTAGATATGTCCAAATCGCCAAGATTAAACGCTGATGACGATGATTGACTATTAAGTGGATAATTGTACTCATCTCCGTCAAATGCTTCTAGCGGCTTATTGAGAGCTTTTGAAAGAATATCCCTCAAGTCATTAGGAGCAACTGCATTTGCTTGGATAGCTGGTGTGAGAATTGCTTTCACATCCTCCATGTTAACAAGATTAGATGATTTCAAGAACACTTCAACATATTTGAAGTCATATTCTCTAAACAACGAATTAATACGCCAATCATAAGATTCTCGCATAGGTTGGAACACTTGTTCTTCCGTCAGTTCTTTAGCAGTCTCAGCAGTAGCTCTTGTATAGTCGTTTGATCTGGCTACATAAATTGGGGGCAACCGGAACGCCCCAAGAACTGATTCAATGACGTTTTCGTCATACTCAAGAAACAAAGCATCTTTTTGTAAGATGTCCGCTAGCTTCTCGATATTGATAGCTGGCTTGAATTTATCTTCGCCATATCCGATTCCTTCTTCCGCGGGGCTGACTTTTTCAGCCTCTAGCAATAAAAACTTGTGCTGATTTTCTTCCCCACCAATTGCATTCGCATATGCCTGTAACGTGGCTTCGGATTGTTCAGTCAGCTGCGCATTCTCTAACGTGATGGCAAGTGGAATATGTCTCCCCTGCGTAAAATACCGATAGTTCAATTCGTCAGCTTTGCGATTTCCGAGTATTTTAATCAACGGTCCTACCCAACGAGGCTTGCCATAAGGATCTTGAAAATCACCATTTTTAAGGTGAATGATTTCAGTAGCTGTGCCTTGTCCGTCAGAACCCACGCTTCCATTTGTGTTCAGCGGCGTAGTATCCCCATAGGTTTTATACCATGTTCCAGATTCTTTAGCAGAATCATCCATAGAATCACGAAACACAAAATAACGGACTTTAATTTCTGATCCGTCCGTATTTATCACTTTATTTAGTTTGGTAACAGTCATGTATTCAGGTTTGACAGAATCAATCCCTACAACATCACCTTTGAGATCACGAATAACCTCAATATAACCATTCCCACATTCTTCAACATGTCGAATGACTTCCTCAATCACTTCTTTCGGCGGACGCTCAAAGGATAATTCTTTGAGAAGGGTATCCAATTGACTCCACTCTGCCTTCATTTCTGTCGTTTCTTCGGTGTCGTCAACCTTGTAACGTATACCAAAACCAAATCCAGCCACGTTTGTTACATAAGCTTCAATTGACTGATTCAGAATGTCAGATATATCTGTGATTGATCGTAAAGTAGCAATGTCATATGGTGGAGTTAATTGGGTCAAATCTCTTCTTTGATCAAAACCACCTGTAGACTTAAACTTTAGAGTTCTTTTCTTCTCAATGCTCACATTCTTTTTGATATATTCTTTAGGAACAGATCCAGACGATCCGCCACTAATAATTTTCGATGTCAAGAAACCACCTCCTAAAATGCTGTTTTTCTATTTGCACGCCTTTTCTTGGCTTGTTGACCTTTACGTCTTTCCAGTTCAATAGAGTATCTCAACATCGCCATTGCATCATCAAAGAAGTTTACCGGGTCATCGGTAAATGTATTGGATTTTTCATCTTTCCTCCACTTCCACTGCTGGATCTCTTTGATTGTATTCGTGCAACTCGGATGAATATGAATTCTTGACTGTTTCAAGTAATCAATCTGTGCTGCGACGCTTCCTGGTTCCTTAACCACTGGCTCAGCATGATAACCAGCCTTTCTCCACATTTTAATTCGGTCTGGCTCAGCGGAATCACACCACATAACTAATTTTTTATTTATTCGTTTTTCATTTGCTATAGCAATAAGTTCGCTCGTGTCTTTCTCGAATTCATAGATTTCACGGCACAAAAAAAGCTCACCGTCTTTAAATCCAATCTCACCAATAGCATTGGCATGATTGAATCCAAAGTCTTGAGCGTTGACCATATAATCGAAACGTTCTGGATCCGTGTTGAAGTTTTCCACAACGTAATTGGTAAGAATAAGTCCTCCAGACTCACCCCATTCACCTAGCCCATAGATTTGATATCCATCAGGATCACGTTCTTTTCTCATCATCATTCGCCTGTGATAGGCTTCATCAATAAAACGATTCTGTAAATAGGTAGATTGATGAGTAAAAATATCCGAATGAGTCACATCAAAATACTTAGCTTTAATCCAATGGGTAGCAGACACTGGATTAAAAGTGAACGTCATTTGATAGTAAAGAAAAGGATTAAAATCCAAATTACCACGTAATCGGTCATCAAGAATATCAACATCGGCTTCATAAAGCTCTGTTGCTTCCTCAATCCAAATCCAAGTAAGTTTGCCGCGGTCGAAGGTGATAGACTTTACTTTTTCTCGCTGTCCGTCATCTTTCATGCCACGAAATATCACTTGATTGCCAGTAATTTTTGATTCAAGCATCATTGGTGATGATTTAATAGACCAATATTTGTGGTAATCAGAACCATATATTTTATAAATTGCTGATTTCAGTTCGGCATAGGTACTGTCCTTGTTTGATTCAGCAACTTTACGAACACACAGCAAGTTAGCCCCTTTGAATTTTGGATCACCCAGCTTAACGATGTAGTCCTGAGCAGTATTAACAGATTTACCAGAACCCGCTGATCCCTTAGCTAAACGATATCTTTTCCTAGTGGCGTTGTATGTCTGAAAATTCCGGTTAAATTGCACCTTAACTATCATCTGGCGTTTCGTTTTCGCCATCGCCATAGTCAACCACCACCTTCAAATCCATATTGCCATCTAGCTCCACTTTATCAGTCCAGAGACTATAACGTTTCCCGAGTAGTTCAGCCGCTCTTATTCGGTCTTTGTTGGCTACTTGCACATCTTCTATCGTTGAACCATACTCAGACCCTTGAAAGACTACTGTCTGATCTGTTTCTTCTCCTCGCATAACCTTACTTAGATATTCCAACACCTCTTCTTGATTAGCAATCTTTTCTGATTGCAACTGTTCAAGTCTTTCGTCTATATATTGCCTAATGTCAGGTTTTGTCAGGTTCTCACTACCTACAGACTTAGCTGTTCGTTTACTATAGCCAGCAGAAATGGCGGCTTGAGTAGCATTACCGCTGATAATGTACTCATCCGCAAACCTACGTTGCTTTTCAGTTAATTTCACTACTCTCACCTCGCAATCTGTGTTTGTTTTGTAATTCTATGTATAAAAAAAGCACCCAAAGGATGCCTAAAAAGGGATATCAGTATTCAAATTATGTATGATACCAGAATCAAATTTATTATTGCAATTAGGACATTTAAACTCATAAGTCGTACTTAACATAGGTGCTTGGTTAGATAAAGTTATTAGCTTCCTTTCAGTCTCGAAACACTTTGAGCAATATGCGTTATCATCATTATCCATTTTATAGTATGCGTGATTTTTATATACTAAATTACTCTCAGTTATTCGATCGTTTTTAAGACTATGAATCTCTTCTCTTAACTGTCTGTTTTCCTCTTGTATCAAAATCAAATGCTTTTGAACTTCCATCACAGCATTTAAGGCTAACGGATCTTTACTTCCTGTAACCAGTCCCATTAAATTATCAATTGCTTTATTAAATTCCATACGTTTCCACTCCCTTGTTATAATACCGTTATCATACCCTATATATTGGAGTTTTACTACTTCATTAAAACAAAAAACAGCCCCGAAGGACTGCCTAGTAGGAAGTTTCTAAGATCATGTGAGTAATCTACCAGACAACTCCCAATCAGGAATGTAGGACTTGAACCTACGACTTTCAGATTAAAAATCTGATGCTCTACCAAACTGAGCCAATTCCTGTTAAAAAGACGGCGTAGCGAATGAAGAGAGGAGTGAGCTCAACTCCGTTCTATTTTAGATTTTTTGTCGCCGTCTTAGTTTAAATACAGGGCGCTGAAAATGAAATTCAGAAAGGAGAAATCTGCCAACAATCATGAAGGAGTGCGCCCTGTTATTTACAATAGTTGATACTACAATAATACTACGCAAATTCATGTAAAAACCGCAGTATTTCCACATAAAAACCACATCGATTCAGCAATATTCTATTAATTTTCCTTTTCGATAGGCTTCAGCGAATTCAATCAAGGCGGTTGCCTTGTAGTCTTCGATTGTCCTGACCGAGTAACCCATTTGCTGAGCAATTCCAACATTTGAGTATCGATCAACAGTGCAATACGAATAATACAAAACTTGGCGACTATCTATTCCCAACGCCAAAAGAGCTACTACAATAGCATCCCTTTCTGCCTCCGCATCCATCATCTGGATGATCGCATCTTCTGACTTGTTGCCGTTACTTGGTGTTTTAGGCATATCAGTGATGATCGGTGAGCGGACATCAATCTTAGATCGACCAGCAATCCGCTCCAACCGACGATAATTTCTCAAAATGCTTTTTGCATTCTGCCTAGTCCTACGAAAATCTATCTCTCTTAATAGCATCATTGCTCAATCGCTCCTTTATTTGGTATAATGAAATTACCTTGGCGGGTACAAAATCATTATTTTGTAGGGCATTGGGCGACTGCTTAATGCTTTTTTATTTGCCTTCTCTTTCGTCCATCTTCTTTCCTACAACGACTGCAGCAATCATTAATAACACGAATCCTGTAAACCCTAACACTGCAACTGTCATTCTTATCCTCCACTCTCGATTGCTTTTTTTACCATTGGATCACGATATAACATTTTGTATTTGAATTGCTCGTGTTGCAGTTGCTCTTGAAGTTGTTCAATCTGCTTCTGTTTATCCACAATTGTATAGGATAGCCAACTTAGACCTGCGATTGTCAGCAGTATTATGATGATTGACTGGCTAGTTTTCATTGGCTTTCTCCAACAATTCTGGGTTCTCGTAGATATTGCCGATAACTTCGATTGTCTCGTATTCTTCGCACGTGATTGTCGATAAGACGTTACTTCCGTAATACCACGAGCTGGGAGCTTCAATATCAAAGGCTGGGTAACCCTCGTCTGCATAATTCTTAACCACGCTGATATAACTGTCTTCTTCGTTGCCACCGTCAGATACTTTTACAACGTCCGCCTCAAAAATCTCCACACCGTTCTTGTCTTTCAAGCCAGTGGATTGCATGAGGACTGAATCAATTGCTGGAAAAGCATGATCTTCTGGATAATCTCCGCTTACATCAAGTATGTTGATACCATCCTCATCTAACTCAAAACAAACGCCTTCTGTACTTGGATAAATCATTCTGTCATTTTCTTTATCCCACGCTCTAAATTTTGGTACCATCTTATACCTCCATTCGTGATATAATCGCCATGTGCTATTATTAAAAAAATATATTAGGACTGATTTTATGAATAAGCCAATTAAACAGCACTATGTTCCACAAGCATATTTAAATTTTTTTACGGATGAATCAAACTATTTTCATGTATATTTGAACAAGGAGAAAAAAATAATTAGGCAGTCTCCGAAAAGCACCGCTTTTCAACGTAACTTCTATACATTGGAAAAAGATGGTAATAAAAATTATGAAATTGAGAAATTTTTTGCTGAAAACGTTGATAATTTATACAGACCTGTTATCCAAAAAATCGAAAACAATGAACCGTTATCAGAAAATGATAAAATTAATTTGACAACATTCATAGCTTTCCAGTATTTGAGGACCCCCGATCAAAGAGACAGCATTAATGAAAATTTCGTCAAATCCTACAAGACCCGAGCAAATTTAATTGCTAATTCAATGAATGCAAACATTCACTCGAAACATCTCCCCCAATCTGAAAGCGAAACTTCGGATATTTTTATTGAAGATGATGAGATTAGGAATAATATCCCTAAAGAAATAAGTTTAAAACATATGTTTGCCTTTAAAGATGAACTTATTAGCATATTGATGAAGCATGATTTCAAAATTCTGGTAGCTCCTGAAAAAGGTGAATTTATAACTAGTGATAATCCTTATTGTATGATTCCTGAAAGAGGGTCAATAGGTTTTGGTGCCATAAACACAGTAAAGCTATTCCCATTAACTCCAAAATTTCTTCTGATACTCAGAACCCCAAAAAATTTATCACTTGGTGGTGGGCACGTTCATAAATTCAAAACTAACAGAAAAGATATTAGAAGATTCAATCAAACAATTGCCCATTGGTCTTATAACTTTATTTACTCTAAGAATAAATATATTCTAAACTCCATCATCCAAAAGATCATTCGTGACTAGTTATATCCGTTTGCTAGCCATAACATTGTTCAAACCCTCCCATTTATTCTTTTAACTAATCTAAAAATCAAAAAAGAACGTTTATATCTTTCAACATTTTCGGAGATTCGTTTCCAAGCGGATAGCTGACTAACCAAATAATGACAGCTGACCGCTTGGTTCATAGTTGCACCAAATTGTTTCAATTCTTCTCTCTCCTGCTTCAGCATTACTTTGAAATTGCAACTTCCACCAATCAGACAGCTGATCATTGTATAGTTCATTTTCATAACCGGAAAGCATCACTTTTCCCTCAAAACTTTTCAGGATCTCAAGTAATTTAGGCTGCCGCTCATCTTCTAATTCAGTTTGATAATATCTACCTTTCCTCGTACTCATCAGGTAAGGAGGATCAACATAAGCAAAGACTTCTCTTCTGTTATAACGTTCTAACAGCTGGAGTGCATCTTGATTTTCAATTTGTGCCATTTTCAAGCGATGGGCCACTTCAATAATTAAGTCTGGTAAAGCGGACCATTCGTTAATCGTCTTTGAGCCATACGTCGTAATGTTTGATCTCCATCCAGTTAGATGCCGCTGTATACCCCCAATTGATTGCCAACTAAGGACTAAGAAACGTCTTGCATCTTCCAATGGATCCGGATGAATCTCAAGCGCTTCTCGTTGTTCCCAACGGCTGATTGGTGTCATATAAACAGCTTCTGCCAATGCCCTTGGCTGATTTCTACATACAGTAAAGAAATTTATAACTCGACAGTCTAAGTCATTTATTGTTTCTATTTTAGAAGGTGCTTTAGTGAAAAACATTGCACCTGAACCAAAGAACGGCTCAACATATGTCACGTGTTCTGGAAACAAATCTACTGTCTTTTCAGCCAAAGTCCATTTACTACCATGATAATTTAATATTCTTTTCAACTTTCTATCATCCTCTCTATCTCCATAATCGCTTTGAAAATTGGATAGATTTGTTGTGGAACTACTGCGTTTCCGAGTGATTTAACTCGGTCCACTTGATCGGGAATCCCATTATAAGCTCGGCATAATCTGGGTTGATATACTGCGGATCTTCGATTGATTTCCTCAAAGCTTCTTGCGTGAAACTCCCGCGATAATTCTCCCCCCCAAGGTATCTGGATCTCGCTGTACCTTTCCACATCGATGCCGTAGGAGTTGGCAACAACGAATGTTCTAAGCCTTTGATGTTCGGCACCGACGGCCAAAGCTGGAAGTACAAACGTTGTTGTTTGGTAATCGAAGTTTTCCAGGTCAGATATCGTACGGTCGAGTTCCATATTGGCGAAGTTAGCAACATTTTCTCCAACAACCCAATTGGGCCTGAGTTCTTCGACAACTCTAGACATTTCTGGCCAGAGATCACGGTCATCTTCTTTGCCTTTTTGCTCCCCGGATACACTGTAAGGTTGGCAAGGGAATCCTCCGTGAATAAGTTTAATTGTCTTGTCTCGATCGATAACACCTGCTTTCTCTAATGCTGCTTTATCAAGATTCTTTACATCTTTAAAGATTGGCACATTTGGCCAATGCTTATTTAAAACTTTCCTAGGGAAATCAGCGTATTCGCAGAATGCTGCTGTTTCAATTCCGGCCCATTCTGCTGCTAAATCCATGCCGCCAATCCCCGAAAAAAGCGATAATGCTCTCACCGACTTCCCTCCTTTAGTTGGTAATATTGGTGGATTGCTGACCATGTAATTAAGAGCCTGGTCTACGTAGTGCATGACTTGAATACTATCAACGTTCACGCCTTTATCTCTCAATGCATTTAACATATTGGTTAAATATTCTGCTCGTGTGGTTAGTGCATACCAATAGTCTTCGGCAGTTAGATCAGCCCATTCTTCGATTATTTCTCTTTCAACAGTGCATAAAACCGAATCAACTAATAGTTTTTGACGTTTTATTTCTGTCATTAAAATTCCTCGCATTCCGTAATATCTTCCGATTACAAACTCCTTATCTAGCCAAAACCATATTTTTCAGCTTAACAACAGTTTGATCACCAAGAACTTTCTGACGCCACTCGTCTCTTTCTTTATGACAGACAATAATTCTCACATGTGCGGATTTCTCATAAATTTTCAGACATTCCGCTCTAACCATTCCCGAAAATCCTTCAATGGCACAGTTGTAAATTTTGCCGACTTTTACTTTTGTTTTTGCTGGTCTGACCTTCGGTTGAATCTCAAAGCGACGTCCCTCCGGATGAATGACAAAAGTGTCTTGTATTCTCATGGTTTTTCCTCCTAAAGTGGTTGAATTTCAATTTCTGTGCGTGGGTTCAAGCTGTATACCTTGCGGCTTACATTCACAGCAATCTGTCCATCATCCTTATACAAAATGCCGTTTACTGCATCAGCTACAGCTTTAAAGTAATTGTCAATATCTGGCTTCTTATCGCAGTACATGGTCTCATTATCAAGCAAAGTCCTGTTTTTCTTTACTTTCGAGATATAAGCCGGTGGATAGATAAAAAAGCAGACATCAATCATTACAGGCCCTTTCTCAATCAGCATCGGCTTTGTGGCCATAGCGTGATACTTAACCGCATTTTTGTATGATTTCATTGCTGTTTCCTCGTAAGGAGTCTTACGATGCTTGGTGAACCGTGGTCTCGACTGTGGTTTAGGCGCAATAGGAATAATGATTTTCACTAGTCTAGCTCCTTTCGCTGATTCTTTTCGCTTAAATAGGCAGCTAGCTTGGCATCGATTTCAGCCTGTCTCTCTGGAGAAATCTGAGGTTCTTCAACCGGATTTTCTGCCCAATCAGGAAGCTGTTCTTCACGAATCGGCTTTTGATTATAGCTTTGCTTTTTAGCACCTCTTGTCCGTTGGTACTCCCTTGCCTGTTCAATGGTTTTTACGTTAGCATCTGCCCATTCCTGTAGAGAAGCTGTTAAAAAACTAATGGCTCGATTCTTAGGAACGTCCTTACTACCAGCAAGTTTAATTGCAGCATTTACAAGTTCATCGCCATAAATATCCACCAGATTAAGTAGATCATCGACCTGTACAACATTCGGAAAGAGCCATAACTTTTGAAAAGTTTCAAGAGACGCACTCTCGCTCGCAGTAGCATCTTCTTTTATTTCCTTTTCTTTACTTTCCTTTTCTTTACTTTCCTTTTCTTTACTTTGTTGATTATTCCCCTGATTAACCGAGTTATTCCGCCCATTAATCGAGATATTCGATCGATTAACTTCATTTGTCAGCAAATACTTATAATCAAGCTCAACTTTTTTGCGTTCCTTAGTGGCCAGAATGTATCTGCTTTGAATACCTTTAGAAGTTAATACGGAGTATTTATCAAAAATATCTTTATCAAAGAATCTTACTTGCACGGCTTTTTTCACCAGTTCTTCAACTGTGCCCTCCTTCGTACCAACTTCGTCAGCCACTAAGAACGCAAGGTCGTCATCCCACAAAACGTAATACCCCTCATCACGATAAATATTAGCCAGCAGGGCGACCAGTATATGAACGGCTTCTTTACCGCATGCTTTAATAATTCTTCGAACTTTTAGATCTGATAAAAAATCGACATCTAGAGGAAAATAATCAAGACCTTTCTTAGTCGGTCTTGCCACGTTTATTCCTCCTAATCAGAGGGAGATAAACTCCCTCATTATTTGTTTAACGGTGGATTTGATGAATCAAACAGACTTTCAATGTTTTCGTTAGTTTCTGTGTCATTAATTGGTTCAGCCTCTTTTCGCTGATTGGTCTCATCGTTTTCAGATATGATAAAGCCGTCTTCTTGAACTTCATTCACCACAGTTTCATCGCTGATTGAAGCTCTCTGCATATCGATAGACAAGATTCCCCACTTACTCAACATATTCCTTAGAACAGTTTTTTTAGCCATAGCATCATAATCTTTTTTCCAGCCAAAATCTGATTTACTGAATTTCCGTTTGTGAGCTTCGATTTCTTGTTTGGTCCAATACACTGTTTTCTTGAAACCGTTTAATAACTCAAAATATCCCACATATCCGATCACTTCATCTGATTGCTTTCCGTTCTGATCAAATTCAAATTCTTCGGTTAATCGATTCCAACCTTTTAATTCACCTTCATACACTTCAATCACGTTCAGTGCTTTGTATTGACCCGATCGCTGAGCTAATTGAATATACCCCTTATAACCAAGTTGAAATTGTGCCTTCCCTTTGTAAGGTACTATCCATGCGTAACCAAGATTTTTATCAACTGGTAAATCAAGTGAAGCCGCAACCATGGCGCTTGTTACGATAGTCATAGGCTCTGTGCTACTCAAATACGAATCATTACTAACTAGATTCAGGACACTGGCCATAAATCCATCTGATTTATCTTTGAGTACATCCTCAAACTTTTTCCTCATTGTTGGTGTATTCATCAATGCTTTAAGCCCTAACTGACCAGCAGCAACTTGTTTTTGTGGTTTCTCAGCGAGCTGACTCTTTAATGCATCATTTGTGGCCATTTTATTTAATCTCCTTTTCTGTGAGTCTTCGTGATTCAGTAACGTTGTAGATTTCTTCGTCTTTAGCTACTTCTGGATATTTTTCAGCAAGCTTTTTGCTGTTCATACGTTTCGTAGAAACCAATTTCCATGAAATGATGTTCCTGGGTGCAATACCAATGCATGCTTTTCGTTTCCCAAGCTCATTGATAATCTCGTTATCAACCTGACGGATAGCCGTTTCAATCTCTTTCTTTGCTTTCTTCAGCTCACGCTTTTGATCAATTAAGTCATCAAAAGAAGCAGGTAACGTCGTTTCGTCTTCCTTAGTGTCCGAATATTTTTCTTTTAAAAACTCGGATGTGGCTTCGCTGCCATCAATAACTGGCTCTTGTCCATCCAAAACATACGTTTCCCAAAAATCCACCAGTCGTTCAGTAATCATGTCAATCAGCTCTTGATCACGATCAACTCGCTTCCAGATGAATTTCTGTCCTCCGATTAGAACAGCGATATAGCAATATTTCTTATTTAATACGTTCATGTAGTGCTGTACTTGACACAAATAACTTAAAGGAACCTCTTCGCCTTCCCACTCTTTACCAAGAAATGCATTAGCTGTTTTACATTCCAAAATGGCGTCTTCTCCAACTACATCCCGATCGATGTTCGCTCGTAGAAAAGGATGTAGTGGATGTTCAAACACTTGATTCCTTCGACGAACCTTTTTACCAGTACGTTCTTGAAATTCTTTTGCTACAATTTCTTCTAGGACATTTCCCCAATAAGCTGGCTCGCTCTCAGTGTGTTCTAAATCGATTTGACCAGTTTTTTCTAGCCATAACTGATATGGAGATTTCCATTTATTTAGTCCTAAGATAGTAGCAACATCTGAACCGCCTATACCTTTTCGGCGGTCCAACAACCACTCGTCATGTGTCATTTCAAGAGTTGATTTACTTCTCATTTTCTGGCTCCTCTCTTTGAGTCGGCTGTCCCCAACCCGGTGTTGTTAGATACTGATCTAATGCGTTCTCGAAAGAATTCATTGTCATTTCCCCTTTTCTGTTTTAAAATGGAGACAAAGATATTTATCTAAATACTTGATGGACTTGCTATTGCTTTGGACGGCTAGCAAGTCTTTTTTCTTTGTCTTGATAATCTTTTGCGGCCATGTCATAGACAATATTTGCGAAAGACCATAGAAATACTAAAACTAATCCTGCTACTACATGAATTGCTGTAAAAGCTACTACAAAAAGTAATAGTGCTGTGACTATAAATGTATTTTTAACTGACCGTTTCATGATTTATGCCTCCTTGTAATTGTATGTTCGATTACGTTCTTCCCATTCCTTCACTTTTTGCAGATCATATTGGAGCATCCCACTAAGTTTTGAAAAAGGAATTGGATCTACTTTCCGATGTGTTAGTTTCGATAATGTTGGTCTTGAGATGCCTAGATAATCAGCAATTTCTTTGGCTTTTTTCCACTCAACTTCGGTAATTTCTTTTTTTCTCTCAAGCGGTAAAACATTCTTCATTTGAGAAATTTTCACTTTAGGTCATCCCCTCATATATCTTTTCTTAATCCAGTGAGGCATACGCTCCTTAATTGCCTCTTGAATAGTGATGTTCAGAATCTTTAGGATGGAGAATACGATCGCCATTTCAACAATGATTTCATCAAGAAACTCGTCTGTGTATTTCCTAAGCTCTGTTTTTTCAACATCGGTTAGCATCCTGACTTGGGATTCAGCAACAATTCTCTGAACTACTTTTTTCCGTTCTTTCCTTTCGTTTGACTCTATTTCTTGAAAAATTTCTAGATCATTCGTTGATTTGACATCTGCTAGTTGACCATCCATTGATTTGAAAAATCCTAAGTATTGATAACTGATGTCTCCTGTTAATTCATCAGTTGCTTGATACCCATTTTCTTTCATGGCTTCTAGATACTCGATTGCCTTATCAATAGGGACATTGGCTCCGTTAAAATGATCACTGATCGTTGCGTTTGGTGTTTTGGCGTCAATGGCTAATTCTTTCTGACGTTTACTCGAAAGAAATAATGCAAGCTTTAAAGATCGCCCAATTTTTGCTGTTTTCGGCACGCTATCACTCCTTATATTCGTTATTGTTATTGGCCCAAACGGTCAATAATTACTTAAAATGAAATTAAGCAATAAGCTTTGGTGTTGAGGCGAACTGCCATTTCTCATCGATATATGAATAAATGTCCTGCGCTACTTCATCAGTAGCCAAGAAACGAATAATGATTTCTTCAACACCGCCAGTGTTTGTAAACAGTTCGCCTTCAATACCGATAGAAATATTAAATTTACGTTTGATTGCTGGAACAATCATTTCGATATACCGTTTAAGAAATCCAGAATCAATATTTGCTTTGATTGTTTGTGGTTTGTCTTTCAATTGGAAACCTCCTTGTGTGGTAATTCGGCGGGAAATATGTGGTTTCTCGCCAATATCATTTACTATAATTTCATTATGGAAGGTGGTGAAATTATGGCTTATAAAGAATCTATTGCTGTTGAAATCAGGGAATTGTATAAAAATGCTCCAGAAGGACAATCGGAATATACTCTTCCTCAATTTGATCAACAAGACGTAGCCGATACTGTGAATCATTTTGCTCAGTTAAATCCTAAGAACATCCAAGAGACAGAAGTTTATTACAGCAATACCGCTCCTATAGTTTTCACAAAATAATTCATTTTTCCGCTTGGTTATTTACCAGATAATCAAGTGGAAGTGTGTTTTCTGGTACACCTTCAATTTTCACAGTACCGTAAGTAGCGATTTTCCATTCAGAATCAGCTAATCCCCAAGATCTCTTGATTTCTTCTGGAATAAGTCGAGGTGTTCCGATAATGATCACTTTAGGAACTTTATCAGCTACTAAATCTAATTTGACTGCTTTGATACCTTTGCCAGCTTTTATTCCGTTAATCACAATTGGATTCGTATAGCACTTATCTGACCCGTTAGCGTTAAGCTCGATGGATTTGATATTTTCTGGTTTTAATACTTGTTGCTTTAGCAATGTGTCGCCTCCTTTCTTTTTAACTCATTTTTGTAGTTAAAAGCTGTAAAAAAAATTTTCTCTTTAGGTACCTTAAAGAAATCCTCAATTTGTTGCATTTGACTTGGCTTCGGAGTAGTACGACCAACTTCCCAAGAACTAACAGTTTTTTGGGATACTGAAAGTTTTTGAGCCAGTTTTTCTTGAGAAATACCTTTGACAGTTCTAACGTTTTTCAACTCGTTTTCCATTGTTATCACCTCTCTTTAACTACCTTATGTAGTAATCATATACTACCTTTTGTAGTAAGTCAACGTTTTTTACTACATTTTATTGTAATACTCGTTTTTTCCTTTTTCTACTACATTATGTAGTATATAATCACAGTGAAGGAGGAGCTGCCCATGCTGAAAAATAGAATAAAAGCTTTAAGATCTTCAAAGAAATGGACCCAAGCTGAACTTGCTAAAAAGTTAAATGTTTCTCAGCAAACTATTGGAAGTTGGGAAGTAGGCAGAGCCGAACCTAATTCAGAAGCATTAGTTAGCCTTGCCAAACTTTTTGGTGTTACTACCGATTACTTATTAAATGGTACCGAATCTAACACAGACCCTAACCTCCTTGTTGCAACTCACGTAGATGATGACTTGACTGAAAAACAGAAAAAAGAAGTTCAAGATTTCATCAAATTTATAAAAATGAGAGATCATAACAAAGAGTAGGTGCTTGGATTTGAATGTTTCTGAAGAATTGATGGCCAAATATGATGAACTTACATACAAGTTTGAAAAAAAAATGCCGGATCATCAAAATGGTCTAATTATTGGGAAAACAATATATCTGAGGCCAGGTCAATCTGCAATTGAGCTGGCAACTACTATTTCAGAAGAGATTGCTCACTATTTAACTTCTGTGGGCGATATATCAGACTTAAATAATCCGTTTAATAGGAAGCAAGAAAGAAGAGCTCGTGATATCGGTGCCGTGATGCTAGTATCGCCTTTTGACATAATAGATTGTTTTGAGGCGGGTTGTGTTTCGGTTTGGGAATGTGCTGAACATTTGCAAGTATCTGAAGTCACATTTAAGGATGCAGTAAAATGGTATGCAAGAAAATGGAACGGCATTAAAACAGAAAACAACTACACTCTCCTATTCCAACCGAATGGGACTGTAGCAGTTTTAAAATCATTTAATAATTTTTAGGAGATGGGTAAATGACGGGGTTGTTTAGTTTTATCTTTATTTTCAGTTGCATTGGTATTTGGTATTTTATTAAGAGAAAACCGAATACGAGTAACCGAAATATCGCAATAGGATTAGCTGCAATTTCATTTGCATTGGTGGGTATTCTTGGTTCAGGAAATGATGAGAAACAAGTGGCAGAAACTGCTACAACAACTACTGAATCAATTAAAGAATCAGAGAATTCTAGTACTAATTCTGTAGTTGTTGAACTTAAATTAGATAGTGAAGAACTAGAAGTTGACGAGGAAGGTAATGCCGTAATTACTGGAACAACAAATCCTGGTGCATCGGTTTCTGTAGGATTGGGCATAATTGGTGACTCAGTTGAAGCAGACAAAGATGGAAAATTTTCTTTAAATCATTCTCTAACTGGTGATAAAGACGAAGAACTCACTATAAATTCTAGACTTGATGGTGGTAATACTAGTACAAAAATAATTGTAAAACCAAATGCTAAGGTTTTAGCGCAAAAACAGGAAGAAGAAAAAGCTGCTCAAGAAGCTGCGGCATCCAAAGAAAAAGCAGAAACTGAGGCAAATGAGGCAGAAGCAAAGACCGCCGAATCTTTAGATCAACAACCTGTTGAAAGCCAACAATCTCAACAAGAATATACTGAACCAGAATATGTTGATGCTAACGGAAACGGATTAATCAAAGGATCAAATAACGGTATCTATCATATACCAGGAAGCAGATATTATAATAAAACTACAAATCCCGCTGCTTGGTTCAAGACTGTATCCGAAGCAGAAGCAGCTGGTTACAGAGCACCGAAAAATTAGATTTAACAAAAAATCTTAGGAGATGGAAAAATGAAAAAAGCAATTAGTTTAGGAATGGTACTTATTTCTTCTTTAACATTAGCAGCGTGTGGAAGTAATCAGGATAACTCAAGCAACAGTTCATCAAAAAATGCAAATAATGAAGAAACCACAGTTTCAAGCTCAGTTATTGAGAGTTCTTCTGTAACTGAAGAGTCAGACAGCAATTTTGTTGCAAATGCTTCAGACGCTTCTTTTGATGGCACTATTTTGAAAGGCAATGCATACTCGATAAAAATTACAGATTACAAAGTTCTTCAACCTGGTGAGACTGGTAATGAATACAGTGATGCCCCAGTCATAGCCTTTTGGTATGATACTATGGTAGCAGATGATTACGATGACTCTACAAACATTGATCCTACAGGTGCTTGGATCATGAACTTTACGGCAATTCAGGATAATGATCCGAACATGATCAATGAGCTGAACATTGCGTCTTTACCCGATGAAAAATACCTAGACACGCAAACAGCAACAATAAAACCTGGCGGTACAGTCTCTAACGCCGTTGCTTATACACTGACTGATACTGAGACTCCTGTTACCTTAAAAGCGGGGAATTTATTGGGTTCTGATTTTGGTTCTAAAGACTTTGAAATAAAATAGTTGATTAGCCTTCGGGCTTTTCTTTTTAAGATTAAAACGAACATACATTCGTTTTAGTTGAAAATAAATACGAAAAAGCAACTTATTTTTGATAATATTCGTGCTGATTCACTCAAATATTGATTTTAAATATTAAAAATACGAAAGGTTGATTTTTATGGATCCATACAAATTGAGAGAGAGATTAAAGAAAGATGTTCCAACCGTCGGAATATTCCCTATTTTGACAAATCCAGATTACAGCGAGGAGGAATACCAAGAGATACTAAAGGATCAATTACAAATAAAACATGATTTAGATACGGGTAAAGTCAGAAAAGTACCTGTCTTCACTTACGAAGAAAAACAATTAGGCCTTGATAAGTTGTATGAAAAAGGATGGTATAAACCAAAAATGGTTGAACTACCAGAGTCCATATTAAGGAATGATAATTAATGGCTTCTATTAAGAAATACTATTTAAAGAAGGCAAAACAATATAGATATGAAGTTTTCGTTTCTAATGGAATTAATCCCGGAACTGGTAAACAAATCAAGATACACAAAAAAGGATTTAAGTCATTTGAGGAAGCAAATAGTTATGCCAAAATAATTGAAGGAAAAATAGCATCCGACGAATATTTCAAAGAAAATCCTCGGAATTTAACAATAGAAGAATTTCTTGAGGATTGGGTAACTAATTATAAGCAGGCTGTAAAAGAAGGCACTCGTGTGGTCCACAGAGCGAATATACGAATGTATATAAAACCCTATATAGGAAAATATTCTTTAAACAAATACACACGGGCCAACCATCAAAAGTTCATTAATATGCTGCTCAATAAGAAAGGACTAGGACGAAGTGGTCAAGGTTTGTCCATCACTACTGCCAAAAACGTAAATGCTACTCTCAGCAATGCTTTTAAAAAAGCAATTCAATTAGGATATATAAAGGAAAACCCTACTCAGTTTGTTGAGTTTCCAAGAATGATTGAGAAAAAGCAATCTGTCAGATACTACGATTTACAGCAAGCAGATAGGTTTCTGGATTTCGCAAAAAAAGAATCTGAGGTCTTATGGTACCCTTTCTTCCTATTAATATTGGATCAAGGATTGAGAAAATCAGAAGTAATGGGACTACAGTGGCAAGATATTGACTTTGGAGGAAACATGATAAGCATTGAAAGAGAACGTTTAGGAGCAATTGAAAAAGGCGAAAACGTCAATGCAATTATTACAGACGATCCGAAAACACCGGCAGGAGTCAGAAGCATGCCAATGACCAAAAGAAGTAAACAAGCCCTGCTTGCCTTCAGAAATCATATCTTAAACATCTTTGGTACCTTCCCTTCCACTGAAGATGGCGAACAATTTATCTTCTTGCAAACAAGCAAGAGATATAAAGGGAAAATCGTCCGTGATCGATCAGTAAATGGCGCATTTAACCGTATTGCTGAAAAAGCTGAATTGCCGAAAATTAGAGTCCACGATGGTCGGCATACATTTGCAGTAAGGTCTAGACAAGCTGGTCTATCTTTAGAAGATATAAAAGACTTTCTTGGACACAAGGACATTTCAACAACTCAAATCTATGCCCATATTTCACCAGAGGTTAAAAAAAGGTCTATGGAACAGTTCGAAAACTACATCGAAAATGAAAGAAAAAAGCACTCGCAATGA